CAATAAGTGTTCGTGTGCGGTCTATTTCATTACCAAACAATTCAAGAACAGCATACAAAGGTGTATAACCATTTGTAAGGTCTGGTTGAGCATAATCAAGAGTTTTGTAGTATTCAGGAATATGTTGCCATAATGATTCAACAGAACCATAAGTAATAGGTATTTGAATATATAGAGTTGCTACACGTTCGTACCAGTAGTCTGTGGTACTGCCATATTTTACAAACAAAGAATAATAAACCCAACGACCCTCTTGTACTACAGGAATATCATCATAGATGTTAGTTGCAGTTGTAGCCGTAATAATTTGCACAAGACTACCATCACGGATAGTTGTAGGCTCCCCACTAAATGATGAAACAATACGAAGTTCTGTTGGTGCAACTCCTGCACTTACAACTTCAACAAGGGTTTCTGCTAAGGTCCAGGAAAGACGCACAGTACCTTGGTTAATTACATTAGCAGTAAAAGTGTTTGTACCTGTTGTAAAAGTAGAGATAATATTTTCAATAGAAATGCCGTCGGAACGTATTGCATTATCTGTCCCATTATCTTTACGAAGGTTTGAACCAGCGCTAGTTTTACGAAGTGTAAAAGATGTATAAGCCATATTTAAACAAACGTTCCTGTGATACCACCAACAGTTGTTAACGTAACAAGACCTTTTCTAAATAACGTATTGCTAGCCGCCGTTATAGTTGTTGATACTGTTCCAGATTCATTATTATTAAAAGCAGTAATAATTACATAATCAACACCTTGAACACTTTGTATTGCTTTGTAAAAAGCACCAATTGATAATGTTTGCCCAAACAACACGTTGTCAAACAAAAAGAAAGTGTCAATAGCATCTGAAACTGCGGAAGCCACTGAATAAGTAACTGCATTATCCTCAATATAAACAGTTGCAGAAACTTTTACAGCATCTAATGGAACGCTATTAGCAGCACCAACACTAGCACCAACTAATGTTCGTGGTTCAAAGTATTCAATAATTCCATCTTTTATAAAATTTGGAACAGTAATTGAATTACTTGTAGTTGTTAAGTAATCAGATTGAAAAGGAAGACCATAAACTAAAATTTCTGTAGGAGCAGAACTACCAGCAACAATTTCAGATGTTGCTTTAACTACTTGAGGAACTCTTAACGCTAAGTCTTTAAAATCTTGAATAGATACCGCACGGTTTTGAGTTCGGAACATTAAAGGTATGTTTGTTTTCATTGATTCTAATGATTCAGAATCTGTACCACCTGTAGCAACTGATGATGACAAGATAGAAACTGTATTAATATTAGAACCAGCGTCAAATGCTGTAATTCGTCCTGAAGAAATGTTCCCAACAGAACCCTGACCATAACGGTATGAAACTACTATTTCAGCACGGTTGTTAGGGATTTTTCCGTTAACGCCATTTCCAAAAACAACTTGAGCAATACCATCAGCAGCGATTTCAATTCCAAAAACTTTACTGCTTGAAGTACTTAACGTTACATCTGCTGTATAAAAGTATTGAACGTTACTTGGAACCCCACCAGAACTAGGACCTTCAGCAACATAAAGAATAATGCTGGAAGGGATTACCCCTGTGTACCGTAGGTTAAAACGTTGTCCAGCAGTACCGTTGCTGTATGTGTTACGGGTTACTGCCTGTATAGGCGATTCGCTATCTACGTACTTACCTTCAGCAACTTCAACAACTACAGAAGAAACAGAAGGACCCATACTTGCAGATGCAGTAGTTGTATAATAAACCAAAGGTTCATTGTCCGTTGCAGCAGCAACAAATCCAGTATTTTGTGGAATTATGATTGTGTCTGAATGGTTAAGAGTGTTAGCAGATAAAGACACAGAACCAATTGCAGACGTTTGATAAGCAGGGCGATAATCAAATAAGTTTGCTAAAGCCAAAACACTAGAGGAGTTTACTGCTGTTCCAAGATATGTTTCAGCAGCAGCACGGTCTACGTAATAATGAAGAATATCTCCAAGGTATGCCCAGAGGTCTACTAAGACCATTCCAAAATCAGACGAATTGCGGTTAGACCATTCAGGAACAAGTGCTGATGCACGGTCTAAAATATCTTGGCGAATAGACAGGTAATCCCTGCTTGTATAATCAAAACTAGGCATGTTACGCCCCTCCGAACGTTATGTTTGTATTATTTATGTTAAAAGTCATTACTGAACTATCAAATGGCGGTATTACATATTTTATAGCAATTGAAACAGTTGTAGCAGTGTTTTCTAGATATAAAGCATCTGACGGAACGCCAATTTGAACGTCAGTTACTTTTCCAAACGGTAACTTTTCGTTTAAATCGTTTATAATATCCATGCGATATTCATCGTAAATTAGTTGGTCTGCTTCTTCAAATAAAAGACTTCTTATGTTTGCTCCATAATTAGGAACCATTACACGTTCTCCTGGAGACGTAGTAAGTATGTCCATTATGTTTTGTTTCATGACAGAGTCAATATCTGAAACAGTTGATACTCCACCAGTGTCAGATGTAAAAGAAAATGGAATTGCTATAGATTTCATTATTTAAAGCCTACTAGTTATAGACATGGGTATAGTCTTTAGAGGAAACCCATGCATTTCCAATAAGGGCAGGTTCTGGTGGTTCTACATATGTGGCTGTTACCTGTTTTGCTAAAGCAGTGGTTCCAAGACCATCTCTTGCTACTTCTAAATAGGTACGCATATACGATTGTGTTATTTCGTGGCGTACAGACATGACATACCAAAAACCATCAAATTCAGTATTGTATTCATTAATACTTACAATTCCGCCAGGTTTAATACTTGGGTCAGATACCACCTCTAAACTAGCCCTCATTGGGAATTTCTTCCTTAATGCCCCAGTAACTAAACGTGTAGCCGTATCAAAAGAATCAGCATTTACAGTAAGCACATTATCAAATTGAGATTTTAATCCTGTTGCTAAACCAGATGACTCAAAGTTGTCACTATTTGTAACAGACAGCAACTGTCCAGATTTGTCCAACATATGGATAGTGTCAGCAGAACGAGCACCGTCAGTAGTTACAGCACCTATGCGTCCTTCAAATTTAAGTATTTGACCTGGCTGTGGGCTTGCATCTCCCTTACTTCCACGCATTGTTAAAAGCATGCTGTAAGAAACATTTTGGTACAAAGCGCTATAAGGGTCCCAAATTCTAATGTGTGTACCATCCATAAGTACAGAGTAACCAAGAAGTTCTGATGCCTTAGTTAAGAACTTCCAATCTGATTGACCAGATTGTACAAGTCGTGGAAACTTATAAGAGTTATTTGGGACAGACACAGAAAACTTGTATTTATTAGCAATTTGTTTTGCAATGTCAGAAATAGTTAAGTTTTCCCAAATACGAGAATAAGTTGATTTCATGGTATAACTAGAACCAAAACAATAAACACGTGTAGTTTGAAATGGACTTTTGTTTACAATTCCATCATGTGTATTAGCAATCGGTTCCACAAATGTTATATACCCATAGAAATTGAATATATCTTTACCAGTTAATTCAATACTAAATTTAATTGGAACATCAAGGTACTCGTGTATCAACTCCGTGTTCATACCAGCAAAATCAAGAATAGCAAGGTTGTGCATATTTTCTTTTTCTTCAACGGTAATTTGTTGCAAGGTCATGTAATTAACAGGAACGTTGTCAATAAATACTTCTACGTTTGGAGATAATTGAGATGCACTTTTAAAAATCATTTAAATGGAACCTTAATGACTGTCCCTTGTGTTATAAAGTCAGGGAAACCCAAAGACTTATTAAGGTCTGCAATTTTCCAATACAAAGTTGGGTCTTTTAAATGGTCTGCCGCAATTGATGAAAATGTTTCATATTGTTTTGTAACAATAGAAAAGTAAGAATCAATTGTATATGATTTACCCGTTGCAATTACTTTAGTATCTTCATTTCGTGTTTCAGTAGTTTCTGAATAACGAGAACCTTTGATAATCATTATCTGTCTTTCCAACCAGTTGTAGTGGTATTGCTTAAAATAGTAAATTTTAAACCACCATTATCAACTTCTTCCCAAGAAATTCCAGTGCCTGGACTTGATGCTTTGGTTTTAGTAATAAAAATACTGGCAGAAAGAGTAGTAGTGCCCGTGTACG